TGGCTAGTCACCTTAAGTTGAACTTTTATATTCAACATCCAAGTGTTATGTCATACAAAGAGATCATACTTGAGTCGCCGGGTTTCTCGGAGACGGTAGCGTTTCAATACGCCCCGCCCTTGATTCCCGACGGCCAAGTACGCACTAAGGTATTCGTTCATCCCGCGATTCGTCGTGGGTATGAAGTTTGTTCCGATAGTGTAATCGGGCCTCGGTCGATGTGGAAACCTTTTCGCCATTATAGGCGTCAGGAAACCACTATTCCCACCGAACGGACGTTCCACATTTATGATAACAACTCCTGGACTAATAACCCAGGCTCTTGTGTCACTGTGGATCCACAGACGTACGTATCAGGCCTAATTGATCCTCTTGTGTTCGGGCCACGGGGAAATCCCTTTAAGGGACTTTCACCGTTGTACGAGTTAACCGATGGGGAACTGGTTATACCAGACCCCGACAATCTTGATGAGCTTAATCGCCTTGCTTTAAGCAAGATGATGCCCATCATTAAGTCCGAATTATCCTTAGTCAATTCTGTAATTGAACTTAAGGATTTCGCCGGTCTCGCACAGTCAATAAGCGGAGCGCTAAAGTCGTTTCTGATTAACAAAGTTGTTAGCAGAAACGGCAGAACACTACGCAATATGACCCGAAGCGGGGCAGATGGTTATCTTCAAGCGAAGTTTAACATCTTGCCCCTCTTATCTGACATTCGCAGCCTTCGTGCTGCGTTGTCTCAGACCGAGAAACGTTTGAACGTCCTCGTGTCTCAGTCGGGTAGAACCCAGCGGAAGCATTTCGCTTACCACTGGCCTGAATACATTAACGTGTTTGAAGAGAGTTCGTCGGGTTCTTATACTAAGGACCCTCGATACTTAATTCATTCTCGCCGTGTTATTCATGAACCTACTACGTTTCATGCTGAGATTCAGTATAATTATAATTATACTGAATACGACCTCGCGCATGCGCGAGTACTGTCACTCCTAGATGCTCTTGGGGTCCGTCCGGATCCCTCTATCATCTGGAATGCCATACCGTTCTCGTTTATTGTTGATTGGGTTGCTGGCGTAAGCCAGTTCCTTAAACAATTTGCGGGAAGCAACATGTCACCGAAGATTAACATACACCGATATCTATGGTCCGTGGCCCGGAGGCGTACGTGTCAATGGTCAGTTAGGTTTGAACACCTAACTTACTTTAATGACCCGTCGTATTCTTGGCCTGGAACGTTTGATATGCAGTTGCCTTCAACCACCGAGACGTCTTATCGACGCCACGTCGGGTTGCCGGCATACAGCTCAATAACATTGAGCGGGCTGAGTTCTTCGGAATTCAGTCTAGGTGCCGCTCTCGTCATCGCGACGGGACGCAGACACCACAGGAAACGCAGTTAACATACACATAAGCATGCTACCAGAAGCACTCAAT